ATACCGCACATAAGTTTGTTGCAGGTCTACAATCAGCAACATTTAGCATTGACTTCTTAAACGAGTGGGCATCAAGCCAGGTAATGCAAACATTAAATGCAGCCTTTGGTCAAACTTTGGCAGTATCAGTAATCACTGTTAAAGGCACTGCAGTATCAGCAGCAAATCCAACTTACCAATTCTCAGTCTTGGTAAATAACCTGACCCCAATCGGTCAAGGTGGCGTAGCTGAAGTTGCAACATCAAGTCTGTCCTTTACAGTAAACTCCGCAGTAACAGTGTCATCATCGGTGGCATTTTAACTAAGGAGTAACAATGGCAAAGTTAAAGATTACAAGGGCTAATGGCGAAGTTTCAGAGCACAAGATAACGCCAGGAATTGAATATAACTTTGAGCAGAAATATGGCTCAGGAATTAGCAAGATTTTGAGGGAACACGAGCGTCAGACTGAAATATTCTACCTTGCTTATGAATGTTTACGCAGGGCTGGCGCTCAAATACCTTTATGGGGATCAGAGTTTATAGACACTCTTGAAACTGTCGAGGTATTAGACGAAGAAAAAAAATAACTGAGCGGAATTCTATTGTTTACACTATTGCGCAATTAGCAGTAGAGACTGGAATACCGCCTAGAGAGTTTATTGATATGGATACGGAAATGTATCTAGCAATAATCCAGGTATTGACAGACAGAGCTAAGGAGATCAAAAATGCCAGTAGAGGTCGTAGGCGTTAAAGATGTCCTGGCGGGATTAAGTTTTATCGATGAAGATATGCGCCAACGCATAAGAACTACTATAGATCCTTTAATGCGTGGAGTAGCAACTAAAGCTAGAGGATTTGTAGCCAGCAACAATGCAGTTCTATCAGGTTGGACTAAACCATTATCTTCAAACGTATCCTACAAGCCATTTCCTAAATATGATGCAGCAGCAGTATTAGGTGGGATTGGTTACAATCCTGGAGAAAACAAAACATTAAGAAATGGATTTAAAGTAAGCAATTATGTTTACAACGTAAGTAGAGCAGGATCTATTTATGAAACCGCTGGCCGTTTAAATCCACAAGGCAGGGCGCCATTTGAGTTTAGAACCTCTGCAGGTCAAGGTGGTACATATAGCAAGCGATCTGCTAGAAGCAAGGCGTTTGAAGAATTCAAATCTAATAATCCATTTGCAAGTCAGCAATTTATTGGAGCCTTAGAACCAGTTACATCTCAACCTAAAATACCTGGCGCTCGTAGTGGTGGGCGTAAAACTAAAGGGCGTTTAATTTACAAGGCTTGGTCGCAAGATAGCTTAAAGGTATATGAGGCAATCTTAAAAGCAATAGACAATTCAGCTGTGGAGTTTAACAAAAAAACTGAAATTAAAGGTAAAAGGGCAGCGTAATGGCCAATATATTTGTAGCAGCTACAGCAACCTTTAATGGTAAAGCACTGGCTAGGGGCAAAAAAGAAGTATCTGCATTTGATAAACAAGTAAAAAAATTAGGCAGAACTTTTGCTGGAGTGTTTGGTGCTAGCGCATTACTCAATTACAGCAAGAATGCAATTAAAGCATTTGCAGCTGACGAAGCCGCTGCTAAATCATTAGAATTACAATTAAAAAATACAGGCTTTGCGTTTGCGTCTCCTGCCGTTGAAGCATACATAAACAATTTACAGCGAGTAACTGGCGTACTTGATGACCAGTTGCGCCCAGCATTCCAACAATTACTGACTGTTACTGGATCTATTACTAAGAGCCAAGAAGCATTAAACACAGCTTTAGATATTAGCGCAGCTACAGGCAAATCACTTACCGAGGTAAGCGCAGCACTTACACGTGGATTCTCAGGCAACACTGCAGGGCTTAGCCGATTAGGCGCAGGCATAAGTAAGGCCACATTAAAAACTGGCGACATGGACAAAATCCTAGGTGAGTTAAACCAGAAATTTAGCGGTCAAGCAGCAGCTAGATTAGATACCTACGCAGGCAAGATGGATTTATTAAAGGTAGCAAGTGCCGATGCAAGTGAAATTATTGGTAAAAGTTTATTAGAAGCACTAACAAAATTAGGCAAAAATGAAAGCATTGAAGATTTAGCCGATGATATGGCTACCTTTGCTACAGGTATTGCTAATGTAATTACAGGTATTGGTGAATTAGCAGGAGCTTTAAGTACCTTACGTAATACTGCTGGATTTAAACAGTTAATAGATTTACTTACTTTTGGCAACATATTTGATCTGGTTGACAGGCTAGGTACAATGTCCGCACCTAAACCAACTTCTAACTTTACTTATGAATTAGGTGCTAGCGCTACAAAAGATATTGAACGTGCTAATGCAATAATTAAAGGCAATAAAGCTCGTGCTACAGAATTAAAATTGTTAAAAGAAAAGAATGCTTTAGAAGCCTTAAAGATAAAATATGATGTAGAGCGTGCTGGCCTTATGTTGGCGCTCAATCAAGCGACAGATGAAGAGACCCGCTTACGTATTGCCGAGAAGTTAGCAATTTTAGATGGCAACGCAGCTAAGGCACAGTTATATTTAGCAGATACAGAATTGATATTTAAGACAAATCAATTAACTAAATCTATTAGTGATGCAGGATTAGCAGCCGAATCATTCTCTAAATTTGCTATGGGTGCAGTCCAGCGTGGTGAGTATTCAGATGTTTACAAAAACATCAGCAACGTGCCTAGCGGTGGTGGCGGTGGTTATAGTCCTATTCCAACTCCAAGTTTCAATATGGGCGCTGTATCACGTGGCGAGTACGCACCAGTAACTGTAAACGTGGCTGGATCTGTATTAACCGAGCAAGATTTAACTAACACAATCAATGAAACTTTATTAAGAATCAATAAAATGGGCCGTGGCACCACACCTGCAGGCGGTTTATCTGGCGGCACCTAATGGCTGTACCAACAATCAATGCGGTAATTAACTTCTCTACTGGGCCAAGTTTTGCTCAGGCGATGATATTAGGCACAGGAATACTAGACGTAAACATACTAGGAGATTCTGCAGCCCTTATTGTTGATGTATCAGATCAAATTAACTACATACAAACAAGCCGAGGCCGTAACGCTTTAGTAGATCAATTCCAAACAGGCCAATTAACTTTACGGATAGTAGATCAAAACGGAGATTTCAACCCGACTAACACTTCAGGGCCATATTACGAATTGCTAACGCCTATGAAAAAGGTGCAAATCTCTGCTACTTATGGCGCTACTACCTATTCTTTATTTTCTGGCTTTATTACAAGCTACGTAAACACTCAACCTAAAGATGCTACAGAGGTTGCCTATACAACGATACAAGCTGTAGATGCGTTTAGACTTGCCCAGAATGCTCAGGTATCAACAGTCACGGGTGCTAGTGCTGGCAATTTATCAGGTACAAGAATTAATCAGATATTAGATCAAATTGACTGGCCAGCAACTATGCGTGATGTTGATGCGGGCTTGACTACATTACAGGCAGATCCAGGCACTGCACGTACTTCTTTAGCCGCTATGGAAACTGTCGCTCAAAGTGAATATGGCGCATTATATGTAAACACCGATGGCGAGTTTGTATTCCAAGACAGAGCTGTAACTGCAGGATCAATCGGTGGCACAGTAACTACTTTTAATGATGACGGCACAGGCATTTCATACGCCAATGCTATGTGGAAACTAGATGACAATTTAATTTTTAACTCAGCTCAGGTTAGCCGTGCAGGTGGGTCACCACAGACAGCGATCAACCAGGCATCGATTGACAAATACTTTATCCACTCATATAACCTACAAGACCTGCTAATGCAGACCGATGCTGTAGCTTTAGATTATGCCCAGGCTTATGTTGCTAGCCGTGCCGAGACACAGGTTAGATGCGATGGTATTGAGTTGGATTTATACACAGACAATTACAACTCAGGCATTATTGCAGCCTTAGAGTTAGACTTCTTTGACCCGATCAGAATTGTTACTACCCAGCCAGGCGGATCTACCTTAGATAACACCTTGCAGATATTTGGCGTGGCTACAACAATCACACCCAACAGCTTTAGGGTCTTCTTTACGACCCTTGAACCAGTCATCGATGCACTGATTCTAAATAACAATATATACGGCACTTTAGACTATAATGTGCTTAGTTACTAAGGAGAAATAATGGCCGCTGGATTAGGATTTAAAGACTTTGTTACAGGCGAGGTATTAACCGCTGCCGATGTTGATGGTTACTTAATGCAAGGTATATGGGTTTTTGCCAGTGCCGCAGCTAGAAGTGCCGCAGTTGCCTCACCGCAAGAGGGTAATTATTCGTTTTTGAAAGACACAAACAGCACAGAATATTACGATGGAGCAGCTTGGGTAGCCGCTGGTGGTGGTGGCGGCGGCAAAGTGTTGCAGGTTGTAAGTGCAACAACAACAACATCCACAACAATAGCAACAGGAACATTTACCGATACAACTTTGACTGCGAGCATCACACCTACATTAAACACCAGTAAAGTTCTAGTTTTAGTTTCACAAAGATATCAAGTGTCAGATACCTCTGATGCTGGTATAAATTGGAGATTACGCAGAGACTCAACTACTATTGGCACAACTAGCGGATCAGGTAGTCAATATCAATACATCAGAGCAGCAGGTTCAACCACAGTTAATACTTACTTATATGCAAATCACAGTTTTTTGGATAGCCCTGCAACAACAAGTGCAACAACCTACAAAACACAAGCTTCAACAGCTTCAAGTGCAATTTTTCAAGCTGACACAGGATTATCTTCAATTATTCTTATGGAAATAGGTGCATAATGGATTACTTAGTCGCAGCAATTAAAAAATTAAAACCAACTTCACAATTTACATTTACCAATAATGATTACAGCACAATCAAATGGGATGTTTTAGAAGGAGAAGCACCAACTCAGGCCGAAATTGATGATGCAATCAAACAAGTAAAAGCACAAGAAAAATCAGAAACATCAGCAAAAGAAAAAGCCAAAGCAGCAGCACAGGCAAAACTGGCTGCCCTTGGTTTAACTGTTGAGGATTTAACCGCTCTAGGTTTGTAATGCAACCTAAACTATGTGCAGCTGGTGTGCAGTTAAGAGATCAAGTTGATACGTGGTTTCCAGATAGGCGTACTGCCAGTGATGGGTGGTTGGGCGATAGCCGTCACTCCGCCAGAAAATCGGATCATAATCCAGACGGGATCTGGGTTAGAGCAGTTGATATTGATTCTCGGTTGGAGTCATCCGACAGCCTCGCACCTTATTTGGCTGACCAACTCAGAATCGCAGCCAAACAAGATAAACGCATATCATACGTCATCTATAACGGGCGAATATGCTCGAAGATATTAAATTGGAAATGGCGTAATTACAAAGGCATTAACCCGCACAAGCGTCATATCCATATTAGCTTTACAACACTAGGCGACCTAGACAATAGGCCGTTTGATATACCACTAATCGGAGGCAATATATGAAGATAAGCAAGAAGCAAAAAGCAATACTAAAATCATACTTTCGAGGCGTGCTTGTCTCTTTACTAACATTTTTAGCAAGTAATGAATTGGGATTAGATCCTGCAGTGTCTGTAATTGTTGCAGCTTTAGCAGGTCCAGCAGCTAGGGCTTTAGATAAATCCGATAGTGCTTATGGCATCGGTGCTAATGAAGCATGACACCTACAGAATGGGCTGGCTTTGGCGCTGGCGTTATGGCCGTGCTATCAGGCGGGCTAGTCGGATTACGTTTTCTAGTTAAAAACTGGTTGAACGAGTTGCGACCTAATGGTGGCGCTAGCATGAAGGATCAACTAACACGATTAGAGAAGCGTGTCGATGATCTCTTTATCTTAATTAGTAAGTCATAATTTTAATATGGCTAGCACTCGTAAGCGAAAGAAGATTAACAGGCGTGTGGTACGTAAATCACCCGACCCTTTATCTAAGCTAGAAGTGTTTTATATTGCCAAGCACGAGATGTTTAAAGCTGCACGTAAAGCTGGATTCTCAGAATCTGTATGTCTGTATTTAATGGATAGTCCATCATCTATGCCCGACTGGGTAGTAGGCGACAATGGCATTATTCCAACTATTCCTACTCCAGATGAGGATGAAGATTAAGCGCATAGCGTTTATCAGTGATCTCCAAGTACCCTTCTTTAATGAGAAGGCAACAAAATCTGTAGGCCGTTTTTTAAGCAAGTGGAATCCGCATCGCACTATTTGTATTGGAGATGAAATTGATCTCCCACAGCTTGGCGGTTTTAATGCTGGCACTATTGATGAGATGGTCGGTAACATAAATGATGATCGGCAACTTACACAAGAAGTATTAACCTATCTAGGCGTTACAGATGTGGTCGGTAGCAATCACGGCATTAGACTTTATCGATCAATCAAGAAGCGTTTGCCTAGCTTCTTAAATCTGCCAGAGATGCAATACGAGCGATTCATGGGCTATGACAAATTACAAATTAAATTCAGTCCTCACGGCATAGATTGGGCGCCTGGCTGGATAGCCGTGCATGGCGATA